CAGGTTTTTTTGATGAATTAAAAACAGAATTTGGAAGTTTAGACAAATTTTTAGAAGATAATGCAGAACAAATAGAAGCAATTGGAAAAGATATAGGACAAACATTAGGTAATGCGTTTACTGTTTTTAGTGGTGCTGTCAGAATAGCAGGTCAAAATTCAGCATTATTATTTGATATTTTAAAATTACTAATTGGATTAAAACTAATTAGTTTTACATTAAATGCCGCTAAAGGTTTTACTTTATTGGCAACAGCGATAACTAGTGCCGCATTTGCTAGTAATGTTTTAAACAGTTCACTTTTATTAATACCGAAAAGATTCGCAAAAGTTCTTGGTGTCATTAATTTAATGGCACAAGAAAATCAATCTTTAAGAGGTGATGTATTTGATTTAGTAGACCAATTAGGTGAACTAGCAAATTCTATTAAAACTATTAGTGCAGAAATGTCTGCCCAAATAAACGAAACAGATAATTTAGGTGGCGAAACTTTAAGACTAACAAAAATTTTTGAAAAACAACAAGAAGCATTAGAAGAATTAAACAAAGAACAAGAAAAAGATAAAAAAAATAAAGAACTATCGGCACAAACTTTATTATATTTATCAAAAGGATATTCTACTGTTAATACAGAATTAAGAGGTTTTAATGCAGGATTAGTAGATAATTCTGATTTAATAGAAAGTTTAAATCAAAGTAAATTTCCTCAGTTTCAACAGACATTAAAAGATGCAGGTGATACTACTAAACAATTAGATGGATTATTTACAAGTACCTTTAATGGATTTGCTGATACTTTAGCAGATGCAATTTTGACTGGTAAATTTGCTTTTAAAGATTTTGCCAATGCTGTTATTGCCGACGTAGCTAGAATTATTGCAAAACAATTAACATTATTAGCAATACAAAAGTCTTTAGGTTTCTTTGGTGTAGGTTCAATCTTTGGTGTTCCTGTGGGTGATATATTTGGTTTTGCTAATGGTGGCAGACCACCTGTTGGACAACCTTCTATTGTGGGTGAACGAGGACCCGAATTATTTGTACCAGATAGTGCAGGAACTATTATCCCAAATGAAAAACTAGGTGGACAACAAAATGTCAATGTAAACTTTACAATCAATGCAGTAGATACTAGAGGATTTAGAACCTTGTTAAGAAGTGAAAGAGGAACTATTGTATCTTTAATTAATCAAGCAGTAACCGATAAAGGTAGAGAGGCAATAATCTAATGGCAGGAACATTCCCCAATACAAATTATTCTGGATTAAATTTTAGAAGTAATCAAAGAACATTAACTTCAATATCTGATGATGGTACGACTTACACCAGACAAATTGATACTCAAAGATTTAGTTTAACTTTGTCTTTCCCTCCACAATCTAAAGCAGATTTTATGCCGATTGTTGCATTTGTAATGAAGCAAAGATCAAAGAAAGAAAGTTTTACTTTACCTTTACCTACAGGATTAAAAGATGCTAGAGGAACTGCATCTGGATCACCGACAGGAACAGCAAGTGCAGGTGATACATCAATCACTTTAGGGGGAACAGGTACAGGCAGTTTATTAGCAGGTGATCTGGTTAAATTTTCATCTCACGATAAATTGTATATGGTGGTAGATGATGCATCTGATATTTCTAGTGGCACAATCACGATTGAACCACCATTAAGACAAGCTATATCAGCAGATACTATTTCTTTTGATAGTTTAAATATGTCAGCAAGATTAACTTCAGATGTTCAAGAATTTTCATCTGGTACTGTAGATAAAGATGGTAATTTAGTTTTTGGATATGAATTAGATGTTGTTGAGGCACTCTAATGGCAAGAGGTTTAACGACTGCAGTTAAAAATGAATATGCAACTAGAAATGTCAATGCAGTTCATTTAGTAGAAATAGATTTCACTAGTATAGTAGGATATTTCACTGAAAATAGTTTTGATTTAACATCTAGTATTTCTGGAACTTCACGCACTTATCAATCTAATGGATTTTTATTAGACATTACCAATATCAATGAAAGTGCAGGGGTTAATGTTTCCAGATTAAATTTAAGTTTAAGTGCAGTAGATCAAACTTATATCGCTATTGTTTTAAATAATAATATTACTCATAATGAAGTCAGTATTCATAGAGCATTATTAGATAGTTCTAATGATATTATCGCTGACCCTTTTTTAATCTATAAAGGATACATTACAGGATATGAAATTATTGATAATAGAAACACAGCGACATTAAAATTAGATATTGAAAGTCATTTTGCTAATGCAGGTCAAATCAATGGCAGAATTACTAACAATGAAACACAACAAAGATTTTTTCCAGATGATAGAGGATTTGAATATGCTGATATCATTAAAGAACTTAATTGGGGAAGGGAGCAATAATGGGAAGATTTTACCAAGCCACTGAAAAAGACTTAGATGATGTTTATGATCTCTTAGTCAAATACAAAAGAGAAATAGTAGATTTAGATTTAGCACCGATTGATGAGGATAGATTATATAAAAGCATTTCTACTATTCAAAAACGCAATAGTCTTTTGTGTGTACGATCAGATGATGATGAATTAATTGGCACTTTAGGATTTGTGCATAGCAAACATTTTTGGACTGAAGATGTGCAGATCAATGTCTTATGGTGTTATGTCAAAAAAGAATTTAGATCATTTGAAGTATTTAAAAAATTAACCGATCTTTTAAAAAAGATAGCCAAAGATAAACCAATAATGTTTGGATATATCACCAAGTTAGAACTAGATAATTTAATGTTAAAAGTTGGTTATGAAGAAATGGGGAAAAATTGGAGATATAAATAATGGGTGGTATTTTTGATTTCATTGGTGACGTTGTTGAAGGTGTTATAGATGTCGTAGAAGATGTCGTAGAAGGCGTTGTTGATGTTGTTGAAGATGTTGTTGATTTTGCAGTTGATGTTGTAGAGGAAGTTGTATCTTGGATTATTCCTATCCCAGAAGTTCCAAACTTTGATACTGATGGATATAATGATCCTACTCAAACGAATGATGGTGTCTTAGTTAATAAAAGAAGTTCTAGTAGAGGTATTCCAGTCATTTATGGATTGCGTAGAATTGGTGGTACGATTGTCTATTTAGAAACTGACAATGTTAATAATAGAACATTGATGGGTATTCTAGTCTTAGGAGAAGGTCAATTTAATGCGTTAAAGAAAATATATTAGATGATATAAAAGTCACTGATCTAGGAACTTCATCAACCAATCCTAATCAAACTTCACCTAGTTCTTTTACTCACGATCAAATTTATTATGGAAAGTTTGCAGACCGAGAAAAATCAAATGGTGATATTTTAGAAGATCAATTTCATTTTGCCCTACAATTTAAAGATGGTAGAGATAATCAAACAAGAACTAATTTATTTACTGGGATTTCTAATAGCATCACCACTGCCCACCGATTAAGAGGTGTTGCTTATGTTGCTTTCCGATTTACTTATAATCCAGATGTCTTTCAATCATTACCAAAAATTACTTGTTTAGTTCAAGGTAGAAAAGTTAGATCAGTAGATAGTGGGGGAAATATTAGTGGTACTTATGCTTATTCTTCTAATCCTGCATTTTGTTTATTGGATTATTTAACCAATACCAGATTTGGTAAAGGTGTTGCTGATAGTGATATAGATGGACAAACTTTTTATGATGCTTCGCAAGTTGCATCTACTACAGTCAATCCAGTAGATGTAGGAAATGTGACTGACCCCAATGATGGTTCTTCTAGCAGTACGATTGACTTAATGAATTTATGTATTGTCTTAGATACAAGAAACAAAGTTTTAAATAATATCAGAACTATCTTATCTAATTGTAGAGGATTTTTAACTTACAGTGCAGGTCTTTATAAAATGACTATTGAAAGCACTAGCACCCCTGCGATTACTTTAGATGAAAGTGATATTTTAGGTGGTATTCAAATTAAATCAGAAGATAAAACAGTTAAATATAATAAAGTCATTATTGACTTTCCAGATATTGAAAGAGATTTTAGAACAAGCACTGCATCTTTCCCACCTAATGATGATAGTGGATTACCTAGTGCCGACCAACACGCAACCTTATTAGCTGAAGATGGTGGAGAATTATTAGAAGGTAGATTTTCTTTTACAGGGATAACATCATATTACCAAGCTGAAGAACACGCAGAGATTGTTTTACGAAGATCAAGAAATAGTTTGCGAGTATCTTTAAAAGCCACAGGCAAGGCGATGGATTTAACAGTCGGTGATACAGTTAATATTACTCACGCAACCCCTGCCTTTTCTTCTAAGCCATTTAGAGTAACAGGTGTCAATCTTAATAAAGATCAAACAGTCGATTTAAATTTAGTAGAACACCAAGATGGTTTTTATACCTTTGGAACGAAAAGAGTACCGAAGGTTATTAGTGATACTAATCTACCTGATCCAACAGTCGTGCCAACTGTGGGTATTACAGAAGTCACAGACGAATTAATAGAATTAACTGATGGAAGTATTGTATCTAAATTAAATATTGAAGTAGCATCTGATTATCCCTTTTCTGTAGAATTTGAAGTGCAGTTAAAATTATCTAGTGAAACAAAATACAGATCATTAGGTTTTAGTAAAAATACATCTTTTGAAAAGTTCCCAGTTAAAGAAGGACAAGTTTATAATATCCGAGCAAGAGCAATCAATTCATTTGGTGCAAAGTCATCATTCACCACTGTTAATCATACAGTCTTTTCAGCTTTCACCCCACCTGCTGATATTACAGATTATTCTATAGAACTATCTGGTGATAAATTAATTCATCAATGGACACCTCCCACAGATTTAGACTTATCTCATTTTGTCATTCGCTATTCTAAAAAACCAAATGAAACTAAATTTGCTAATGGTATTATTATTGGTGACAAGATACCCAAAAACACTAATAGATTTGTAACCCCTATCTTTAATGATGGTACTTATATGATTAAAGCAGTTGATCTTTTTGGAGTAGCTTCAGAAAACTTTGACAGTGTGGTTTTAGACTTTGATGCAGAAACACAAGTATTCGGAAAAGATTTTAAATCAGTTCAAACCATTACTGAAGAACCAGATTTCACAGGAACAAAGACAGACTGTGTGGCAGTAGAGAATGTTTTAAAATTAGATACTTCAACTTTATTTGATGATACTGCAGGTGACTTTGATGATGCTTTAGGATTATTTGATAGTGGTTTTGGTAATGTTGTAGCTAGTGGAAGTTATGAATTTGATGGATTTGATTTTTCTAATAAGTTTCCCTTTAAATTATTATTGCACGATTTAGACGTAACCCACCTTAATTATTCAGATAGTTTTGATGCTCAACAGGGCATTTTATTTGATGCGAAAGAAGGTTTATTTGATGATGCTGATACTGCTCAACAAGAGAATGTCACAGATGTTAAATTATTTGTATCCACTAGTGATGATAATGTTTCATTCTCAGCATTTAAAGAATTTGAAAATGGTGATTTCATAGCCAGAGCAGTCAAGTTCAAAGCAGTGTTATCTACTACCAATCCAGATGCTACCCCAGTGGTAGAAAATTTAGCTATCAAGATCATTCTACCAAAGCTAACCCAATCCGATAATGATGTCGCAAGTTTATCTGGTGCTGATAAGGTGATTGATTATGACAATTCGTTTTATGAAAAACCACAATTAACAGTCACTGCTGAAGATATGTTATCTGGTGATTATTTTACAGTTTCCAATTCTGATAGAACAGGATTTGACATTTCATTCTATGATAGTACAAATTCACGAGTAGTAAGGAAT